GGGACCGGGTGTCGCCAGGCTTTTGGCACCATAGCGTAATATTTTCGCCATAGTGTCCGAAACCTGGAGTCGCAACCAATGATCCCGCGCTGTTTTGCATATAACCGTAAACGGTTACATACGTAGACAGCGTAAGGAATCTTGTTACTTGGTTGCTTACGAAGGAAAAACGGTCTAACTGGAACGGAATCGAACCAGTCAGTACCGCAGGACTCGAAGAACCTTCCTGCCAAGAAGGTCTTCGAACTGTTCACCTTAAAGCCTATTAAGGCCAAGGTCCTTATTACACGATCGGCCAGGTGACACGGAACGATTAAATCGTCACCGTACACCGAGGAATCAATGCCTAAGTTACAGCCCGCATGCTTGCAGACTGCAGCAAAGATCAGAGATTCCAGCTCGAAAGTGTAACCGTTCCCCATAGACGAGAACTTCTCTAATGGTACAATAGTACCATCGGGAAGGAGCGTGTTTGGAGAACGGGACAGGTTCAAGAGCTCAAACCATTCGCGGCTGAATAGCCTATTCACAAGCAGAAGTGACACTGAGTCACTTGCCAGAGAGAGATCAATCGTTGCAAAACCTGCCTTTTGGGCACGTTCGGCAAAAGATTGATTCACTCTTTGATCGTTAAGATCAATGTGATGCGAATGGAGCCGTCTGCGGATAAGAGCACCGATTCCCAGTTGTGTGAAAACATTAACTGAGGGTTCGATGCAAATACCGCGGTCGGTAAGAGCGGTCTTGGGAACAGTAGTAAACCTATTTCCTTGTACCACCTCTAAGTACGCATGTGCGTCCATTAGACGATCGCCTAGTATTGATCTGGCGAATGGTATCAAGGAATAGGTCAGAGTCGGCGTGTCTCTGAATTTATCAGAGGGGCACGATCCCGTCCCAGCCATTCCGAATGTTGCACCAGGCCCGTTACGGAAACCACTAGCGACTTGCAATAAGTCTCTGTGACGTAACGGTCCAACTATGGAAGCAACCACGGCCTTAAGGTCGTGAAGCAAAGAGTCCAAACAACCGGATTCAATACGGTCGTTTGTCTCGCGACAAATCTGTTCGCCCTCGAAGAACTTCTCGAGAGCAACACCAGCCTTATCAATATTGGTTGGTATATTAACAGATTTAGTGAGTAGCTTACTGATAAGATAATCATCAGCAAAGCTATCTCGGTCGACATAGTTGGCAGGATCGAAATCCAAC